TTAACGAAATGTAAACGTCTCATCCTCTACGCTACTGCCTTCGCAATCACGGGAGTTCGTCATGTCATCGCATACTGAGTGCTTTCCTCTGACATCGCTTCTGGAAGCACCGAACAAGCACATGCATCTTGTCGACATCTTTGTTGATATCGACACCGGCAGTTGGCTTGCGCTCAAGCAACGCGGTCGTGTTTCGTCACACGCTTTCGCTCGCAAGAAAGACAACCCGGCTTTTTCGTACACAACTATGAGGCTGGTTTTGACCATTGATCGTCGGGTGATGACAGTCGAGGACATGCGCAAGATCGTACCCGAAATCCAAGGCACTCTTTGTGCCGTTCGTTTTCGTCACATCGGGTGATGACATGCCGCGCAATGATCTACGGCCGGATGTGAGCAACATGCGAATTGAGCTATTCATTCGCATGGCCAATTCGCTTGCTGCCAATCTTGAGGTGTTCAAAAATCACGAGGCGACGAAATGCACGACAAAACAGAAGCAACACTTCGACGAGGCGATTTCGCATCTGCATCAAGTTCGGGTGAGCCTGTCGCGTGCCATTGCCGTAGTCCTCGAACAATCATCGTCGGATCACGACACCAATACACCTCGCTAGTTTGCGAGGTTGATTACGATTGGGCGATACAGTGGCGATGGACGTTCAAGCAATCATCGCCCAAGTATGCTCGCGCGATCTATGTTCGTCGCTGTGTATGGCGTGACGGCAATAAGGTGACGTTGCTATTGGCGCATGAGGTTCTGAAACGCAGCGTTGGACTTGCGCCAAGTTTCTTGTACACGTCCGAACACTACAACGGTAACACGTTGGATAATCGGCGTTGCAATCTCGCGTGGGCGACGATGAAACAACAGCGCGCTAATCAATTGCGTTTGCGTGGCATGAAAGCGTCTCGCTATATTCTGCCTTCGCCTGATGACGACATTCCGTTCTGACAGGTGCGCCATGACCTATCTGGAAAATCATCGTCTTTATGAGCGATCACTTCACGCCTACATGGCAGGCGCGCTGACAGAACGTGAATTTTCGAACGTGCTGTTACAGTGCGGTTTCGATTGGCGTGAAGCTTATTGGGAGGTGACCGAACGACGCGATGAAAGATTGTTGCGCTCGTGGCGTTGTCCCGATTGCGGCACTGTTTATGTACCGAGTGTGCCGCGCTGATCGGATGACCGCGAACGATCTTCTTGCGGACTTTGGCGGTTCCGGTAGGATGAGGCCCCGCGCCGGGTAACGCGGGGCCTCCGAGAAAGGATCATCTTGGACGGCGCTGGAAAGATGATCCTTGGAATGGCCGTTGGGAGCGGCCTACCATATGTCTAGCAAAAAACCATCATCGAAGCAAGACGACAAGCGGATTAAACGCGACTTGAAAAAGTTGCGTGACATGGGCTTGCTCACCAAGCGTGTTGATCTTCGCAAGCGTCCGACTTCCTACCAGAAAGGAATGGTGACGAAATTTGCCGATGTTCTGAAAGGCAAGGCGAAAGTTTTCACGGCGAAAGACAAAGCCTCTGCACGTCGCTTCAAGAATTCATACGTGGTTCGTGACGACAAGATCATTGTGCCGCGTGAGAAGGGTGAGCGTATCACCTTCGATCCTGACGCTAACGAATTGAAATCGACACGCACCTATCGTGGCCGAAAATTGACACGGGTTATTGCCTCTGGCGATTTGGCGCTGCTTGGTAAAGGGGAATACTATGTCGTGCCGTTCGCGGGAGGTCAGCGTTTTCGCACCAATGATTTGAAGCTGCTATTGGAGTTCATGAAGGAATACGAACAGCGTTCGCGACCGTACACGAATTGGCGTGCTTATGTTGAGATCGAAACGCTTGAGGATGAGGACGACACCATTTCGATTAGTTCCTATCGACGCAAGCGCAAGAGCAAATCCAAACGCAGCAAGAAGCGTGGACGTTAAAACATGTCCGGTTTTTTCGATGACTGCGAGACAGTCATTTGTGAACCGGCGTTTACAATGCGTGGCCCAAAAGTCAGGGCACCGCGAGCACCATCGCGAAAGGACTACAAGAAATCATACAAGAAGATTGAGGCGCAACGAAAGCGTGAGGCTCGGTTAGAGAATATCGCAATCCTCGATATGGAAACCGACCCATTCGATGCCGAACGTGATTTGAAAGTGCATCCGTTTTTGGCGGTTCTTTACAGTGATAATTTTGATCCGGTGGTGATTTGGGACGAACATAGGGAGAGGTTTCTAGATAAGGTGATAAAAGCCATTGCCTCGCTTGATGGTGCTTATACGATCTACGCTCACAACGGCGGCAAGTTTGACTACATGTTTCTCGTGTCGCGTTTGCGCGGTGCGGTCATGTTCAAGGGTCGCGGCATCATGTCGGCCAAGATCGGTCAACACGAATTGCGTGACAGTTTTCATATCATACCGGAGAAGCTGGCGAACTGGCACAAGGACAGTTTCGACTATGAGAAAATGAGACGTGGAAAACGCCGTCATCATAAGCAAGAGATCATAGACTATTGCATCAACGATTGTCGCTATCTTTTGGACATTGTGAAAAAGTTCGTTGGCTGGAACGGTCTGAAACTGAGCATTGGTCAAGCCGCGATGATGCACTTGCGCAAGGAATATAAGGTCGACAAGATTGGCGATGCCATGGACAACTTTTTGCGGCAATGGTTCTTCGGTGGTCGTGTCGAGTGCATCCAAGGTGCGGGACACTTTGTTGGCGATTACAAACTCTATGACGTAAATTCGATGTATCCCTATGTCATGGCGCGTTATGCGCATCCTCAAGGGGCCAACTACATTGTGCGTGATGGTGGACGTGTCGGCCCGAACTGTTGCTTTCTGGAATTGCAATGCGACAATGAGAACGCGCTAGTTCGACGTGGGGAAAACAATGAGACTTCGGGAAGGTTCGCCTCGGGCAGGTTCTTCACGACGATACACGAATATCGTGTGGCGATGAAGTACAGTTTGATTTCGAATGTTAAAATCGTCCGAACGATTGACTGTGACAAGCTTGGTGACTTCTCACGCGTGATTGAGCCGATGTACGAACGGCGCATAGAAACCAAGTCGCGGTTGAGACTGCTACCGAAAGGAAGCTTCGAATATAATGAGGCGAAAAAAGATGACATGATTTTGAAGTTCCTTCTCAACAATATGTATGGCAAGTTCGCGCAGAACCCACGCCGGTATCAAGAACACTATGTGACCGATCCAAATGAGGCACCGGAAATCGAGACGGAAACATGGGGCGCGCTTCCGACCTATGAGTGCGGACATTACTGGATTTGGCAGCGACCCAATCCGAACTTTCGATTTAACAACGTCGGCACAGCGGCATCGATTACAGGGGCCGCGCGTGCGGTCCTATTGGAAGCGATACAAAATTCGCGTGATCCAATCTATTGCGATACAGATAGCCTGATTTGTCGTGATCTTCGAAATGCGATGATCGATCCGACGCTTTTGGGAGCATGGGACATTGAACAAGTGTTTGATGAGGTCATTGTTACCGGCAAGAAGCAGTATGCCTGTCGTGTCGCCGGTGCCGAGCATGGACAGGCGGATGCCTATAAGTTAAGATCGAAAGGTGTGTCGGGTCTGACGTGGAAAGACTATCTTCGGATGCTGGACGATGAAGTCATCGAAACTTTGAACCGCGCTCCGACGATGACGAAAACGGGAACACAGATTTACATGCGTCGCAAAGTGCGTGCGACCGCACCGCGCCTGATAAAACGCAAACTTGATCGGAGGCTTTTCGCATGACCGCAATTCGACGCAACGCATTTGGTGTGTGGAATGGATATGCACCTTCGCCGGAGAGTGGTCCGAAGGCGCTGCCATATCGCTTCGATTTTTCGGCGACCAATCGCATCGAGGGTGATCTTCTCAACGAGAACACCTTGAACGTCATGCAATTTGTGCAAGGCATGTACGTCGACAACTCTGACAACGCTGTGCCGTTCACGCTGTTGTTTCGTGTCACCAATCAACGCATCGTTGTGCCGGCGAATTCCCAGGGCACCTATATGGTGCTCGCGCCCGATCAGACGCAATTTGTCGCCAGCATGTCGTCAGCGCCGGGGCGGTTTGTCGACGTGCTTTTTCTCAACGTGCCGACCGCATACACTCAGTGGGGACCGGTCGAAGTCAATGCGACAATTGAGCCGCGTCCGCTTGTCGCTCCGGCGTCGAACTTCGGAGGCACCATCGCTGTTGCCAACGTGGCACAACAGCTTTTTCCGGCGAACACAATCGCGGTTCGGCGATGGGTGCAAAATCCGTCAAGCAACGTCGGTGTGCTCAACATCAACGTTGGTGGCGGACAGATCGAATTGACGCCGGGACAATCTTACGATACCGGCGCCGGCCCACTCGATGTGACTAAGTGGGAAATTATCGCCCCTGTCGGCACGCCGACTTACCGTGCTCTCGAATGGAGTGTCGCACCATGAAGCGGATCATTCTCGCCTTTCTTTTTCTGGCGTTCGCGCTGGAAGCGGTCAACGCGCAAGTGTCGAATGGGCGCGTCACCACGTCGGCACCGTCCTATACCAACAATACCACGGCGCCGCTTTCTCTCGACACGTCGGGGAACATGCGCGTGAATTGCGTCACCGGATGCGGTGGTGGTGGCGGTGGCGGCGATGTGAACATCACACAAGTTGGCGGCAATCCTGTCACGACAACTGTCCCCGTGTCGGGTCCGCTGACCGACACGCAATTGCGTGCGACGGCGGTTCCGGTTTCCGGGCCGCTCACGGATACGCAGTTGCGGGCGACGGCGGTTCCCGTGTCGGGTCCGCTGACCGACACGCAATTGCGTGCATCATCTTTTCCCGTGACGGTGACACAGGGTGCTGTCAATATCACGCAAGCGCAGAATAGTGCCGCGATCAGCGTCAACACGGCGGCGACGACGCAGCTTGTCGCGCTCGCGAGTGGGCAGGTCATTCACGTGACTTCATTCGACTTCATCGCGGGAGGTTCGACGAATGTCACGCTTGTTCGTGGCACCGGCACGAATTGCGGTACTGGACAAGTCGCACTCACAGGTGCTTATCCACTGACGGCACAAGCTGGCATTGCCAAGGGAAACGGGCTTGGTCCAGTGTTGTTCGTTCCGAGTGGTGAGGCTCTGTGCATCATCAATTCGGCGGCACAACAAGTCAGTGGCAGCATTTCCTACAGGCAATTCTGAGGGGCGAACATGAAGCGGATCCTTGTCGGTGTCGGCGCGTCCTATGGTCTGGCACTGGCATTCATTCTGCCAGTGATCGCCAGCACCATTCCGCTTTTGGGTGTTGGAAAAGCGCCGTCCTGCGTCGTGCCCGCCGTGACGACGTTCAATAGCGGAAGCGGGACATTCGACGTGCCGTGCTACAACACCTTGATTGTCGAGGTGTGGGGCGGTGGCGCGTCGGGAGCGACGCGAACGGCATCCGCTGTTTGTACTGCTAGCGGAAACAACACGGGCGACAATGGTAGCGCGTCAAGTGTTTCGACATTATCGCTGACGGCAAACGGTGGTAGTGGTTCGGTGGCAACTTCTACAGGCGGAACCGGAGGGACGGCGTCGGGTGGCGACGTGAATACCACTGGCGGAAATGGTGGCAATTATAACAACGCGGGATCGCCAAGCGGCGTCGGCGGTAATTCTCCGAATGGTGGTAATGGTGGCGCGTCGGTCGGACCTGCTCCGAATGGCAACTTTGTCAACGGCTTGGCGGGAAATGCTCCCGGCGGCGGTGGCAGCGGTGGCGCGCGTCGTGACGATGGTCTGGCCATAAACTGCGGTGCTTCCGGCGGTGGTGCTGGCGGTTACACCAAAAAGACATTCACATTTGGCGCCGGTGGTGCGCCGCTTGTCGGAGATGATCTATCGTATTCTGTTGGTGCTGGCGCGGCGGAACGCTGTTCGACGTTCGGTTGTTCGGGTGCCGGCGCAAACGGTCGCGTGCGTTTTGAGGTTCAGTAATGGCGATTAGTTTCAGCACAGTAGAAACGACGCAGTGGATTGGGCAGGTCATCGGAAAGCCGACGCAATTGTGCGGCAAGGATGGGCGCGTCGTTCTCGTCAACATCGATTGGCGTATCTATCAATTGAGTGAAGGCGAAAATTTAGGTCTTGAAGTCGACATGACCGGCATCGCGCCGTCCAATCAGCTTGATCTAATTCGCAGCGTCTATATCGACAACATCGGATCGCCGACGACAATCTACGTGTTTTTTCCCGACACCCAATTCACTGCGATTTGTCCGCCCTATTCCTATGGATGGTTTCCTGTTGTGACGTTCAATCGGCGCGCTATAATTTATGGCGTCGGTTTTACCACATCGAGCATTCCGTTGACAAATGTGTTCTTCACCAACATCTATGTGCCGCTTGGCGTGCGTGAACTTGGGCCGGAACTGAATGTCACTCCCGCGCTTGCAACTTTTCTCGGCACGGCGTTCAATGGCACGTCGCAGACCAATTACACTTTCAATGCGTTCGATATTGGCACCGCATTTCCGTCACGCCGAATTGTCGTCGCGGTTCAGGGTGGTGCTATTGCCACGGGTTTCGGATTGCCTTCGGCAACCTTGACATCGGTGACATTGGGCGGCAATCCGATGACTTCCATCGTTCAGACGACTGGTTTTACGTCGGGATGGAGCGGCTTTGAAGGAACCGACATGGCAAGCGAGCATCGGCTTGCCCTGTTCATTATCGCCGAGCCTGCCGGAGTGACCGCGAATATTGGTGTCAATTGGAGTGCGGCACGCGGTTACACGCGAATTTCGGCGTGGTCGATTGAAGGCATCATCACTGACAATGTCGCGTCGTTCGCGTCGATTTCGCAAGGGTCTTTCTCGTCTGGCACTGGCCTCCGTCCTCCGAGAACCAATCAGGCGGTGAACAACACGCTGAATGCGCCGGCCAGATCCTGCCTCATCGGTGCTGGCATGTCGTTCGCGATGGACAAAAATGCGACCATTGTGCCTGTCGGCGCCATGTCTTTGACGGGTCTGGCGCAAGACGCGGTCGATTTCAATTCGATCACCGGCGCGGTCAATCGGTACAGCGCGTTCGGCATGCTTGCCGCGCACACCAATAATATTGTGGTGGCGCAACCGTCCTATCCGATTGACATGCTGGCTGACAACACAAATGTTGCCGCGCTCGTTTCAGCGGCGTTTCAACCGTCATAATGAAAGAGGGTGTGCCATGGGCGCCATGGATCAACTGTTGCAGAAGTTCGTCACCGATGCCTTGAAGTCGCTCAACATCACGCCGGAGGACATTCGCGACCGGGTTGTCGAAGTGTCGCGGCTTGTGATAGAGTACAAGGTGCAGATGGACCGCATCGAAGCTCGGCAGGATCACATCTTGATGCTGTTGCAAGAGCGGTCTATTTCGGATCACGCATTCAAACCCAACGGGAAATATCATGACCAAGATACGCGCCAAATTGGCGAAGCCGGAAAAACCGAAGTCGGAATTGACGGCGGATGAGCGGCTGGAAGTTCTGTACCGCATCGCCGACCGCTATCACACGGCGGAGGTTCGCCTTTTCAGCGCGGAAATTCTCGCGCGCCGGGAAGCGGCGTCGACCGACACGTCATCCTGATGCCCGTCGATTTGACGACACTTGCGGCGGACGTGTCGCCGCCTGTTGATCGCGATCATGCGATCTACCGGCACGTCATGCCGGAAGAACTATCGCCTTATGATCCAGTCCGGTTTGCGTTGATGGAAATGAGCATCAGGAATATGCGAACCGAATTGGATCACCTTCAACGAACCGTCGCTGATCTACAGATGCGAATGGAGCGGACACATGTCAATGTCGGCGGAAGCACAAGCGGTAGCGGAAGCGGCGTCCGCTGCAACGGCGAAAGTCGAAGCTGAAAAGACCGATGCGATTGTAGACGCGGTTGTCGAAGTCGCCAAGGAAAAGGTCGCGCAAGCCGAAGCGACCGCGCAACAGCTTGCGGAAGCCGCGTTGGAAAGCGAACGCGGTCGCAGAATTGAAGTCATCGAAACGGAGGTGAGTACATGCCGCTCGGAAATTCAGACGATGAAATCATCGCTGGCGGAGATACAAGCGCGGCTGGTCGAGATCGCGACAACGCCGCCGGCCGTGGCGGTTACACTCCAAGCCCCGGCGAAATCGTCATCGATCCCGGCAGCGTCGGAGGAAGTGGCGGCAGTGGTGACAGCGGAAACGATACCGCTGAACCCGCTCGACGTGGACGCCGGGGACGGCCCAAAGGGTCCAGAAATTCGACGAAAAGTTCGTCGGTTAATCTAGACGTTCACGGTGTCGAAGCGATCCTTCTCAGTGCGCATTCCATGCTCGCGGTTCTGGCACGCGTGCCGGAATTGGAACTTGACAAGGACGACGCCGAAAAGCTGGCGCGCGGCATCACCAATGTCGGACGCCATTACGAATTGCAGGCCGCGCAAAAGACTATCGATTGGACCAATCTGGCGATGGTCGCGGCGACAATCTACGGCGCCAAGCTGATGCTCATTCGTCATCGTATGCGCGAAGCGAAGGCGAAAACCGATGACGCTGGACCGGTGGTGGATTTCAACGTCATTCGCCAAGCCGGGAGAGGGGGAATGCAATGATCCAGATCGATGCGCGCACCGCGCGCAATCTCCGGGACGTGCATCCGCATTTGCGGGCAATCACCGAGTATGCCTATTACGTGGTGCGAAATCATGGCGATGGAAGCCTGCGGTTTGTCGTCACCTGCGGATCGCGCACGTTCGCCGAACAGAAGCGATTGAAAGCCATCGGCGCGACGCGCACACTCAATTCGCGTCACCTGATCGCACCGAACGGTTACGCGCACGCGGTTGACTTGGCCGCGTTCGTGAATGACAAGCTGCGTTGGGATTGGCCGCTTTATGGCATCCTCGCCAACTACATGCGCGACGGAGCCGTCAATTTCGGCTATGATCTTGAGTGGGGCGGCAACTGGCGCAGCTTCAAGGATGGACCGCATTTTCAACTGCCGTGGAAATCCTATCCCGGCCACAAGGGCACCTGAACATGAACACCAATCTCATTCACAATATCATCAACGTGCTGTTCGTCGTCATCGCCGCGCTGTCAACGCCGGAGTTGCTGGCGCTGTTACCGTCGGAACTGGCGGTGAAGCTGGCCGGTGCGCTCGGCGCCATCAAGCTCGGCATGAATGCCTTGCGCGATGGGCTCAAGGGCATGACGAAAATCCAACCGCCTGTGAAGTGATGCCCGACGAAAACAACCGTGTTGTGACGATGCCGGATCCTGAGCGGGAGAACGCTTGGTTGAACCCCGCAACGATTTTCGGCATTATCAATCTGATGGCCATGGTTGTTCTGGCACTCAATTTCTATTACGGCCAATCCGGCAACATGCGTGACCGCGTTGTCAGGATTGAGACGAAACTTGAGTATCACGTTTTGCCGTCGCTCCAACGTATCGAAAAAACCCTGAGCGAAAATTCGCAAGCACGCCCTGCCGTGCGTTGAGGCGCGGCAATGAGCAAGCCCTTCCGTTTCAAGTTGCCGGATAACTCGCACCGAACAGCGATCATCGGACGAACAGGCACGGGCAAAAGCATCTTCGGATTGTGGATGCTTTCGGAAAGCGACTTCGAAACCCAGCCTTGGGTTATCATCGATTACAAGTACGAGGCCGCCATTAACTCTATTGACCGGATTAAGGAAATCGGGTTGAATGAACTTCCGAAGCGACCCGGTTTGTACAAGGTGCATCCGCACCCGGAGGCGATAGAACAAGTCGATGCGTTCCTGTGGCGCATATGGCAGGCGGAAAACATCGGCGTCTTTGTCGACGAGGGCTACATGCTCCCGGACAAGGGCGGCTTCCGCGCGTTGCTCACGCAGGGTCGTTCGAAAAACATTCCTGTTATCACACTATCGCAAAGACCCGTGTGGATTAGCCGTTTCGTTTTTACGCAAGCGGATTTCCACGCCGTCTTTCATCTCAATGACGACAAGGATGTAGCGACCGTTCAAAGCTTCATGCCGAAAGGCGTTCTGAAAGATCGGTTGCCGGACTATCATTCGCGTTGGTACGACGTTGGTCAGGATGCGTTGGCGACGATGACGCCGGTTCCGCCGCCGGATGACATTGCGCAACGGATACATGATCGGCTAAAGCCAAAGCGAAAACTGTGGTGACGAAACCGCGATGAAGAATTGGAGCGAATGAAAATGGACCGCACTTACATTCAGTGGAATGTGGTCAACTGGATCACGGTCGTTCTGATGGCGAGCATTGGCGTGCTCGCAATCGGCTTCATCACGGCCGGGCTTCGCGCGTATCGCGTGCCGGCATCCGACAAGGCGGAATGACATGCTGGAAAAGCTCAAGAGCCTCATCCCGCTGAATTTCGCGCTGATGGCGAACCCGGTGAACTGGATCATCATAACGCTGATGGTGCTGTTCGCCGGTGTCGCGCTTGCGGTCATCGTTTCCAACACAACGGTTTCTTCGGAGGACTGACAATGGCGACTTCATCGAACGGCAACGGCCAGGATGCGCAGAAGGCCGGCGAAATGAACATGATGGCCCGGAGCATGGTGCTCAATCAGGCCATCAACATGTGGAACTCGATTTTCACGCAGACCCTTCAAGGTGCGCCTGCCGGGCAGGTCATCAACGTGCCTCTGCGCAACGTCGGCCTTATCAAGCGACTGCTCGTCGAGATCAATTACAGCATCGTCGAGAACGACACGGTCGACCTCGTGCGCACGCCGTGGGGGCCGGCAAACACGCTGTCGCAGATCGTGCTCACGGACCTCGCCAATCAGACGCGCATCAACACGGCCGGATGGCATTTGCATCTGCTCGCGACCGCGCGTCGGCAAAGCGCATTCGGCGCGGCGTTCGTCAATGACAGTCCGGTCGACATCGGATCGAATTTCAACGTCATTTCCGCGCCGTCGCTCATTCGCAACGGTACCGGCAATGTGCGCATGTTCTACGAGGTTCCCGTCAGCTACGGCGATTTCGATCTTCGCGGCGCCATCTGGGCCGGCATCGTCAACGCCACCATGAACCTGCAATTGACGGTCAATCCGACGCTGCTCGCGCCGACCGGCGCCAATTCGGTGCTGTCCGTCTATCAGTCGTCGGGGCTCGTCACGGCACCGGTGGTGAACAACTTCACCATCAATGTCTATCAGAATTACCTCGATCAGATCCCGTTCACCGCGAACGGGCCGATCCTGCCGCAACTCGACATGGCCACTGTCTATCTGCTCAACAACACGGCCAAGCCGGGGCTCGCCGCCAATCAGGACAACCCGTTCCCGTATGCGAACTTCCGCAACTTCATGTCGACCGCCGTCATTTTCGATCAGCAAGGGACGCTCAACCCCGGAACCGACGTGAATGCGTGGAAGCTGGAGAGTGCGAACTACACGAACATCTTCAACATCGATCCGTTCGTGGCGTCACTGTTCACGCGGCAGATGATCGGCGATGACTTCCCGGCCGGCACCTACTACTTCGATCATCGGCAGAAGCCGATTTCGACGGTGCAGTACGGCAATATGCAATTGATCCTCAATCCCTCGACCGTCGCCGGGGCGGCGTCGCAAGCCCTGATCGGTTACGAGGCGTTGAGCATCGTCAACCAGATTACGCAGGCCGGTTCGCTCTACGGTAACAACTGATCGCACACCGATGACGTGTGACCACTGCAAGGAAACGAGGCGTGTCATGTGGCAGAACTTTCAGGAATGGCTTTCGCGCCCCTTCACGAATGACATGTCGGCCTTGCAGTGGTTCTATTTCATCGGTCTGCTTCTCGTCATCCTCGTTTTGTGGCGGATCATTCTCCGTCACATTTTCGAGACAATCGAATAGGGAGATCGCAAAATGAACGGCTGGATTACCATCATCGTCGTGCTCATCATCGGCTATGTCATCGGTCGCATGTGGCCGGCGCCGGGGCAGATGGTCGGCTTGCCCTGATGCAATCGAACAACGCCATCTTCGGCGTGGTGTTCTTCGCGTTCGTGATCTTCATCACGATGCGCGGAAAGCTTCCCCGCTACATGGGGTTTCTGCTCGGCTAGAGGATGCCATGCCGTTCGCGCTCGTCACCATCGGCCTTTTGATGATCGTCACTGGCGCGCGTGACACGCATCGATGCTTCGCGATGGAACTGCGTTCGGACATGACGGGTCCGCCGGGACAGAATTTCGTGTGGTGGCTGGCGGCACTTGGCGGTATTGGCGCGTTGGGATACGTGCCGGGAATGCGGCAAATCGCCATGACGTTCATGGCGCTTGTGGTCATCGTCATGGTGCTGGCGCAACAGCGTGCGGGAGGTGGCGGTTTCTTCGGGCAATTCGTTGAAGCGTTGCGGATCGGGCCGGAGACAATCGATCCTAATTCGTGTACACCTGCGGGAGCGAGTGCGGGACGAACGACGAAACCGGCGCCATCATCTGGCGCCACTGACGCGATTGGAGCACTTGAAAGCACCGCGTCGAAACTTGGCAAGCAAACGCGCGACACGCTGTTGAAGCGCATTTTTGGAGGTATGTAAAATGTCGCAGTTGACCGAAGCGATGGTGACGATTGCGATGGCAATCATTGGCGTCGCGATCCTCGCCGTTCTGGTGTCACGCAATGCGCAGACGGTCGGCGTCTTGCAGGCGTTGGCGTCGGCCTTCGGCAACACGCTATCCGTCGCCACAGCGCCCGTCACCGGCGCAACGACACGTCCCAATCTGTCCTATCCCGGCGGCATGTTCAATTCGTCGTCGTTCGGACTGACTGGCGGTTTCCCCAACTGACAATCGCAGCATCGGAGCAAACACCATGTTCACGCGCATTCTCGCCGCACTGCTTCTCGCCATCGGTCTTGGCGCCGTCGCCTATTCGCAGGGCTTCACCTTCAACGGTCTGCCGAACGGAACGTCCACCAATCCGACGATCAGCGGGCAGAACGCCGGCACCGGGATCTTCTTCACCGATCAGTCCGTGGCCATCACGCGCAAGCTGTCGACTTCCAATCGCAGCGGCAATGTCCCGGCGCTGTCGTCGTGCGGCACCGGCGCCGCGCTTTCGACGGGTTCGAACGATGTGGCCGGAACCGTCACCACGGGCAGCGGTGCGACGACGTGCACCATCACGTTCGGCACGGCTTATGCCATCGCGCCGTCATGCGTGGTTCAGACGCAGGGCGCCGCGACGCAGCCGACCTACACCGTGTCGGCGACGGCCATCACCGCAACCGTGAGCATCGCATCCACGGCCTACAATTACATCTGCATCGGCAAGGCCGGCGGCTGACATGTTCGCAACCAACATCTTCAAACGTCAACGCGCCGGTCCTGATCGCGATAACAATCGCTTTCAGGATCGTGCCGGTTTCGTGATCGAATTCGAGCGCAAGAGCCTGCCCGGCCCCGGCGCGATGAACTATGCCTATATGAGCCTTGCCTTGCCGCCGCAATCGCCGATTTCCGGTGCAGTTGCGCAGCGTGCGCAACTGCGACCGACCGCGACGCCGATGTACAAATACCAAACGGGCTTGGTGATCGGCGTTCCGACCGTCTCGGGCCAGATGATCATGCAACCCTTGTTCGATCCTGACGCCGGTTATACGGCACCGTCGAATGTCGCTCCCGGTTTCCCGGTGCTTGTTTAAGGGAACAAGAAAATGGCCATTGTCGAATGGGCACGTGAACACCCGTGGCTTGCCGCCGGTATCGGCATTGTCGTGTTCATCATCGCGTGGCTTATCGTCGGTGGTGGCGGCGGATCGCAGACGGTTTCATCCGCCAGTCCGAACGCCGCTGGCGCGGCCGAAGCTTCGCAGCGTGAGCAAATTCAGGCATCGCTTGCCGCTGCTTCAATGCAGACCGCTGCCGCGCGCGATGTGGCAATGGGCGATCAGGCAACGCAGCTTGGTCTTGCGCAGATAGCGAAAGACATCAAGGCCGGCGAGTACGCCGTTCGCATGTCGGAAATCAGCGCGACGCAACAGACCGTCGCATTGCAGTCGACGCTATCGGCTCAGGTCGCGGAAAGCCAGATCCGTGCCGACACTCAGAAACAGGCGGCGGAAATCGCCGGCAGTGTCGAGACGACGAAACTCTACACCAATGCGCTGTTGCAGCAATCGGCCATGGCGCAACAGACAAACCAGATGCTCATCTCGGCGCAATCGAAGGCCGCGCGTTGCACCGGGCTCAAGGCACTGTTCGGTGGTTGCTGAAAAGGACGTGTCATGAATTGGGATCGCATTTTTCTCTGGCTTGTCGGCATCGCGCTTGTCGGCTTGCTGATGAGTGCGTGGCGTGGTCGCGCATCGCTTTCGACCACACAGACAACACAAACGAAAGTCGACGTGTCGAACACGCCTGACAATTCCAGCGTGTCGCAAGGTCGCTCGTATCTCATGGCCAATCAATCGCCATGGGCTTTCGCGCCGCCGGTAAACAACTATCTGCCGGGCATGGTGGCCGGTGGTCAGTCCGTTCTTGTGCAACCGCCGCCCGGCCAAGGCAAGTACGGCTGTTTCGAGTGTTGAGGATCATCCGATGAACAACGGTCGCCTGCTATCCCGTCCAAGCCTCGCGCAAAGCGAACCCGTCGACATGCAGGCGCCGACGAACACGCCGACCGTCGCGGCATGGTTTCGCACGCCGTCGCCGGGCTATGTGCCGCTGAACCAAGTGAGTTTCGGGCCACTGGAAATCACCACACCAACGCCAACGCCGATGATGCCGAGCCCGGAAGGCGTGCGCGGCGGAATTGTCGAGACATTCAACAAGCTGGCCAGCTACGGACCAACACGACGCATCGTGGATCGTGTGCGCGGTCTGACACGGTTCTAGGACATGTCCTCGAAAACAGTGCGCTACAAAGGGCTCGACTGGCCAGTGGCGGAATACAACTCGCTCATCGCGGACATGCGCGAAAACCCCGGTCTGTTCGGTGGCAACATCGCTGACAGCCTGTCCTCGCAACTTGATGCGTTGCGCGGGTTTCCGGCATCGCTGGATCAATTACGCGGTACAATCGATGCCTTTCCATCCGCCGGTTCCATCAGTGCCAAGGACGGACTGGCCACCGTGGCAGGCGCCGCCGGGACTGCTATCGCCGGTCCTGCCGGTGGCGCGGCGGCAAGTGCTGCCGTAAGTGCTCTTGCCGGCGGATCAGGTGGAACCGCGTCACCCGGCGCGTCAGGATCAGGTGGCATCGGGGCGGCTATCGAAAATTGGTTCGGTCGCGCCATCGTCATCATTCTCGGTTTCATATTCGTGGCAGTCGGATTGAGCATGTTCAAAGTCATTCCGCTGCCGCCGGTGCTCAATGCCGCGCGAGACGCCGTGAGCAAATGAAAAGGGCCACTTGCGCGGCCCTTTCCCTTCGCAAGATCTTGTAAAGATCACTTCTTCGCGGCAGTCGACTTGCTCGTCTCCGGCGCGGCAATGGCAAGCGGCTGAATGCCAAGCTTCTCACGCATCGCCGCCAGCGGATCGGCCTCGGTCGCCGCAATCTTCGGCGTGAACGCCCACGTGTAGCCGATCGGATTGTTCGCCTTCACGGTCGCCACCTCGATGGCGAACTGCACCTGATCGGCCGCGTTCTCGCCCTCCAACTTCGCGGCGATCATGTTGAACATGCCGTCCGGGAGATAGAGAAGGCCGGACGACACCCGATCCTCGGTCGCATCCGAAGGCACGCCCTCGAACGTGCCGACCAGAGCCTCATCCATTCGCGTCGGATCAACGCGATTGGCGCGACGACGAACATTCGTCGCGATGCCGAGAATGGTGCCAAGCACATGCTTCGCCTTGTCGCCCGTCATGTCCTTGACCTTCGACGGATTGCCAAGGTCCTTGAGCACGAGCTTGTTCTTGATGACGCTTTCGGCCATTGTCTTTCACTCCACTTGAGAATGCCAGCGCGGGATTGCGCTGGCGGTTTTGTAGCACGCTATCAGAAGCCGTGCAACAAAATCAGCATCATGAGCACCACGATAACGAGCGTGCCCAAGCCGTGCCAGTACCACACCGCAAGCATGGTAATCAGCACCAAGGAAAAGATCGGACGGGAGAAGGTCCACATCAGAGTGTCCCTTTAAAGTTCGGATAGTCCGCGTCGCCTTCCTCAACCAACCGCAACGCCAGCGTCGCAACAGCGATGGCATGTGAACGAATAAACGCTGTCGAGCCGTGTCCTTCTCCCGCGTGTGTCACAAACATCATCGCCGCCAACTCGTCCGTGAACTCGACAAGCGAAGTCAACAGATGTTTGTTCGTCGGGAAATGGTGGCGCGCATTGCGCGCCTCCATCTGTAGCGATTTGATGGTGGCTTCTGAGAAGTCAGTCATCATCGCACCGCGAACTTGATAGTGATGGCACAGTGCGTTTTCGTGAATGCGTGATCGTCATCGTTCGGAACGATCACCGAAACGCCGTTCTCGTCAACCATCGCATTGCCTTCGCTGTCGAGAACCATATACATGACGCGATAGTGACGCAGCATCGTATCAACGATCCGTGCCCACGACATTGGTCGTGTTCCGTCGCGAGTGATGGAAAGCCACTTGCCTGTCGCTTCATCCGCCAGCACTTCGAAGTGCGGCATTCTATACGAGAGTGTCATCACTTCACCTCGCCGTTGATGTAGGCATCAACCGCCGCACTCAGATCATTGTGCACCGGCTTGCCGCGCACGACGGACGCGCGATGCGCTTCATCTTGCTTCGCTTGTTCCGCCTCAAGCGCGCGATCCGCCCGTGCCATCAATTCGGTGAGGCCAATGCGGATGGCTGAAATCAGAACCACTTCCAACTCGACCACGGTCATCTGCGCGATGTTCTTCCCGTTGGCCTGAAAGGTGATGATGTGCTCGGAACCCGTGTCGAAGAAATCGAGATCGATTTCATGATGGTGTTTCGAAGTGGTCTTTGTCTTGATGAGGTTCATGGGTCTTGTCTCCGGTATCTGTTAGAGCCGGTCATTTCCGGCGACATGAATTAGACTACAGGACAATCGTTAATACAACGTTGCAACTTCACTTGTGATCGTTTTGCGCGCACGCTGGCAAACAAGCTTTCGCGCAGCGCATTTCAATTGTTGTCGTTCGCAGGCGGAATTACGCGC